TAGCCTTTTGCAACTGCGTTTGAGTACACAGCTTGCTGAGGTTCTTGGTCAGGAACTCTTCTCGGTCGATGTGGACAAGCGGGAGTTTTGCTGCGCTCTCGATGACTGAGGTGAATGATAGTTGCTGAGCCATAACGGTCTCTCCTTACAATGTTTAAGTATTATTGCCGCGTCTTGTTGCGCGGATAAAGATGCTTCATTATTAGTTGTGTAATTTCTGCGAGGGATCTGGAATATGATCGCATTCATATATTTATAAATAATTATCTCCTGGAGCTTGGGTATGTCATAAACATAATGGGCACAAAGAATTATTTATTAATAAAATCTTATTTACACTTATGGCTTTGATTATACTCATCATTATAGATAAGGAACTGCCCATGAAGTAGTTAATCCATCAGCAGAAAATACTAGTTCAATTTGTTTAATTTGATTTCTATAGAATTTTTTAAGATAAGACTTATCCGCAGGTGATTACAATTAAGCCTTCATCTATTATCTCGATTTGTGAACATGGTTTTTCAAATTCGTCTTCAAATAATAATTTTGTAAGTGTAATATCTAAAGAATTGATAATTTCTTTAATTCTAAGGCTGTCATCATCTATTTTACGGATATTAAGTTGAATGGAATTATTTTTAAAAATAATTGACTGTAAAGTTTTTACGGCAAATTTACTAATAAAATAAAATTGCGCTAATATTTCAAGCAAAAACCAATTATAGCTATATGCGGTATGCATTCCAAAGTACTTTTTATGTATTTCTTCATTTGGTACAACAGCACCACTGGAATCAGCTTTCTGGATGAAAAAGCCCAATGCGTTTCCATATAGAAAAGATTTAGCATTTATTACTGACAATCTACCGTGGTTATGCTTAATAGAATTATTCGCAAGTCTAAAATCATGGGTAAAAGAAATATTTCGTTTAAATTCTTGAATTAAATCTTTATCAATATCTTCAAGCCATTTATCAGCAAATGTATTTTGTTTTTTTGCTGTACTTAAGCTGTAAAAACATTTAAAAATAATATAAATATCGTCAATAAATGAAATTAAACATCCTAATACTTCTTTTGTCTTTAAGTGCAAATCATTGCCAGTTCTAAACTTTTTTAAATCTGTCTGATTGACCAAATAATCCAAAAGGTTTTTATAAGCATCTAAAAAGCTAGTTTCACTAATGTTATATATGGCTAAAGGATGTCGCTCACTATATTCATTATAATGGAAAATCACGGTTTTATCCTGTATTTGGGTTAAGAATGACTTTAAATCAGTATTTAGATTACCGTCATTTGAGATGCTGCGTATTATTTTCATATCATATCGATCCCTATTCAGATTTTTAATATAGCTGTTATCTATAGTGACTCATCCGACTTTTTACATTATAGGCCTTATGCGTGTCAATCTTGGCTTCGCATTATTGCTATTATATACCATAAGCAAGAGAGTAGATAAACTTTCATTATATAAAAATAGAAACGTTTCAATAACATTATTATATAATGCCAATTTACAGAAGTAAAGATTTTGATTATAGAAGGAGGCGGCATTTATTATGGCACGTCCAAGAGAACCCATTAATTTGCTTGAAGCGAAGGCACGCAAGCATTTAACCAAAGCAGAAATCGAAGAGCGGCAGGAAAATGAAGTCAATGCTCCGTCGGACAAAATAAGGGCTCCATCATATTTGACCGCCGATCTTCGGCGCGAGTTTAATAAAATCGCGAAGCAGCTCGCCGATGTTGGGATTATGACAAACCTTGACGTGGATGCCCTCGCTCGATTTATCATTGCCCGCGCCATGTATATCACACTATCGATGCAGATTATTAAACAGCCCAATATACTGATGTCCGACAAATACCCGCAGATTGCCATAAATCAAGACAAGGCGTTTAAACAGTGTTCCGCCTCCGCCCGCGACCTGGGGTTAACCATATCAAGCCGCTGCAAGCTTATCGCGCCAAAGGCGGAAACTGCAAAGGATGACCCGAATGCCGAGCTCTTTGGATAACATGCACCCGACCACACGATACGCCACCGAAGTTGTGAGCGGCCTGCGCGGAAACCTCGGCCACAGAGAATGGCAGGCATGTGAACGCCACCTGAAAGATCTTGAACGTCAGGGCACAGAAGATTTCCCCTATGTGTTTGACGAGAGCCGCGCTGACCGTATATTTGACTGGTTTGAACGCTGCTGCCGTCATCCTCGCGGTGTATTCTCCGGCCAGCTTATAAAATTAAACAGCGCACAGAAATTTGACCTTGGCAGCGTATTTGGGTGGGTGCATAAAGACACCGGGCGCCGCCGTTTCAAAAAGGTTTTTGACATGCAGGGGCGCGGCAACGCAAAGTCAGTCAAACTGTCGGGAGTAGCCTTGTATTTTATGTGCTCCGATTGCGTTTACCCGCCGGAGCATCCTGAACAGCGCACTTATGAATTAAGCCCCGAGGTTGACTGCGTGGCGGTGGACCGTCAACAGGCAAAGATAGTCTGGCAGGACGCCGTGACAATGGGTCAGGCGAGCCCGGATATATCAAAGCGGCTGAAATTTATGTCGTCAGTAGTGAAATATAAGACGCGCGGCGGGATGCTCAGGCCATTCTCAAAAGACACGAAAAACAAAGACGGCGCCGCTCCATGCCTGTATGAAATCGACGAATACCATGCTCATCCCACTTCGCAGATGTATGATGTCGGCCAGTCCGCTTTCGGTAAACGTCCGCAATCCCTGCTCTATGTGATTACCACGGCAGGAAACAACGCCGAGAACAGCCCATGCAAAAAAGAATATGATATCTGCTGTAAAATCCTTGACGGTAAAATAACCGCCGAGGATTATTTTATAATTATCCGTCAATTTGACAGAGGTGACGACCCGCACGATTTTAAAAACCTTATAAAAGCAAATCCGATGCTTTAGGAGCCGACCGAATACAGCGATATTCTTTTACAGGAGATCAAATCAGAGCACGACCTCGCCTATGGAAGCGGCGATCCCGCTAAAATTCGCGAGTGGCTGATCAAGCGCTGTGACCTGTGGCAGGAAGGCAGTACTGATAAATACATGGACGGCTGCATGGATAAATGGAAGGCTGCCGAAGTGTCACGTGAGGAATTTGCGGTGATTACCAAAGGTCTTTCTTGTCTCAACGGTGACGACCTTTCAAAGCGCATCGATCTTACCGGGCAGGCGTTTCTTTCCAAGCTCCGTGATGGCCGCTATGCACTTAAGGCGCATGGATTCATTCCGGAGGCAGCAATCGCCCGGCATGAGCATTCCGACCGGGTGCCTTACCGCTATTGGTGCGACAAGGGCTACTGCACCGCGACCGAGGGCGAGGTGGTCGATTATAACTATTTGATTGAAAATGCCATCAGGAGGAATTTGACAATAAGATAAAAATTCTTGAATGGGACTTGGATGCAGCACTGGCTGTGCAGCTTGAAAACAACTTACAGGCGCAGGGATATAAGGTTGTTGAGATCCGGCAGAACATTATGACGCTTTCAGAGCCGACAAAACTATTTCGCGAGCTCACCATTCAAGGCAAGCTTATTCACGAGGAAAACCCGCTGCTCGACTGGTGTGTTTCAAACGCTTACCAGTACAGCGATACAAATGAGAATATCCGGCTTTCAAAGAAAAACAAGGACGACAGTCAGCGGATCGATCTTTTATCAGCGTCCATCAACTGCCTGGCCCGACTGGTGGCGCTTGATGAGCAACCTCAGGATATCAGCGAAAAAATTTTGTCTGATGATTTCGGATTTTAGGAGGAGCAAATGAGATATATCAAGATTATAATGCCGTTTCTTGATGATATTCTTGTCGCCTGCGGCCTCATCTCGTTTATTGTCGCATCATATCTCGTCAACCCGGTTTTGGGGACATATGTCCTCGGAATCGCATTTTTTGTGACCGCGTTATTCATAGGAGTAGCCCTACACAATCTGGAGTTGCCAGCGAGTATTGCCAGATTTCGTGGAAAGAAGTAAGCTCCTGATTATTCTAATACTCAGATCCTATATGTAGCAAGACAACTAGGGTTTTGCATACAGATTTTCTCTTCTACAATCTAAATAGTTGCCATTCTTTACAAGAACTTTTTTCCCTTTACAATCACCATAAATCAGACGGTGTAAATATGTATTTTCCGTTCCTATATTTGCATAAGCCTTATTGTTGCTTTTTTCAACTTTCCATTTATCAAATTGCTTCACCTTATCCAAATCTTCCAAATCAAACTTTACAGTAAAAATTTCGTTTGTTGCATTTCTATAACATACCATTGAAACAATGTTATCCACTTCAAAATTGAAATGTTTATTATCCTCGCGTAAATTAGTTGGGCAAGTGTTCGAATTGTTGGCAAACATTGGTTGAAAGATGTCATTTATACCTTTTTCCTTTTGTCCATCCTCTATAGATTCAGGCCTTCTGAAAATTAATTTACTGTCTGTTTGATAAGATTCGCTTTGAGATATCTTACTGTTTAAAATAAGATTTTTTGCCCATTCAACGACCTTATCATTTCCTGTTATTACAAATTCTTGTCCTCTACACACGGAATGAAGGATGCAATGATCATCATGCGCCTCCCAGACTCTTTTGTTTCCCTTGTTGAAGATATTCTCATGACATGTCATTGATGTTCCATAATAGGGGTGAAAAAACTCAGGCAGCCTCCACGTTCTTTTATTTTTTTGATTTGAATCTGTTAAAACCAATGAATCATTATAGTTCAAAACACCCCAACCCGGAATTTCCGGTTTAAAGTCCAGACTATCTCTTGCTATATAACAGGTGTTTAAATTTCTGTCTTTGTTGCGATAATGGGGATGGTCCAATTTCCATGGTTCATACTCTTTCGCTTCACTAATATTATCAATTACTCCTACTTGCATATATCCCCAAATAATATGTTTATCAGTTCCTGAGACATACTCATATTTACCATCAATTTTTACAACGTCCTTAAACCAACCAAAAAACAAAAATAGATCGCCTGACTGTATACCATTATTAAATAGATGCCCCTGCGCAGCATCGCATTGTCCAAACATTCCTTTCCATTCGGATTTGCGACTACTCAAGATATTTTGATTGATATCCGGATCAAGATGTGCATTTTTACCTTCGAATCCTTTCATCCCAAGTTGTTCCATTATGTCAAGATAAGTCGTATCATTTTCGAATAACAGATCAGAATATAATCTTCCTGTATCTAAAGTATAAATTTTGTTCTCCTCTGGTATTGGTAATGAAAGTAACTTGCCTTCGTTTACAAGGAATGGACTCGGATATTTACCTGCTCCAGCGTCAAAACCTTTTCTACTAAGTATTATTTTCATATATCCCCCTTTGCTCTGCCACGTTAGTTACACAAGTTATTTTTTTTGCTATGACAAGCTTGACCTTGGTTTAAATAATACCATTTATTTCTTGCAATTTCAATAAAGGAAGTGGTAACCCTTGATTTTATCCTCAATGCTTGCCCGCATGCCGCCCGGGCTTTCACCGATGTATCAGATGGGCGACATATGGGGCGGCTGGAGTTCATCGTCAGGCAAGACCGTCACGGTGGAAAACGCAAAAAACGTCGCCACGGCATATCGGTGCATCAACGTCCTTTCCGACGATGTTGCGAAAATTCCGCTATATACCTACAAGAGCCCGTCCCGGTTTCAGATCGACCGCATCATGCCGGACGCGGCCATGGAGAATATAGCCTGGTTGCTTGAGGTTTCACCCAATAGATACATGTCGCCGTTCATTTTCAAGAAATCTTTAATTGAATGGCTGCTCGGCTGGGGGATGTCATTTATCTGGGCGCCGCCTCCGCATGGCGCAAACCGGCGTGAATTGTTTATTCTTCGGGGCGACTGTACCCTGCCATATTACGACGAAAACGGAAACCTGTGGTATCGCACCGCCTTCAACAACGGTGAAATTGCATACCTGCCCTCCGTCGAAGTTTTACCCCTGCTCATAAACAGCCTTGACGGAATATTCGGGCGCTCGGTGATTGAGTTCGCACGCGAGAGCATTGGCCGCCAGCTGGGCGCCTATGAAACACAGTGCAACATGTACAAGCAGGGGCTGAACCCG